CGACCAGCGGCTAAGAAAGATGAGGACAACGAATAATGGCAATCTATCTAAGTAATGGCGTTGTTGTCACGCTGAACAGTGTCGCCCTAAGCGATCACGTAACAGCCGTAACAATTAACCGCTCATTTGATGAATTAGAAGTAACAGCTATGGGCGATACAGCTCACAAGTTCGCAAAGGGTCTAGAAGCCAGCACTATCACTATTGACTTCTTAAATGACACAGCAGCAGCTAACGTAAACGCAACACTTCAAGCAGCATGGGGTACTACAGTGCCACTAACAATTAAGCAGACTTCTGCTGTAATTAGTGCAACTAACCCAGAGTATCAAACAACAGTATTGGTAAACAATACTCAGGATGTAAACGGCGCAGTGGGCGACATAAGCACACAGTCAATTACATTTACCTGCCAAAGCCCTATAGTAGTTGACGTAACAGCCTAAGGAGTAATAATGGCAAAGCTAAAGATAACAAGGGCTAACGGCGAAGTATCTGAACACAAGATTACGCCGGGTGTCGAGTACGCTTTTGAGTTAAAGTATGGCGCAGGAATTAGTAAAGTCCTACGTGACCACGAACGGCAGACTGAGATTTATTTCTTAGCGCATGAGTGCTTACGTAGGGCTAACATAACCGTTCCTATTTTTGGTATTGAGTTTATTGACAGCTTAGAAACTGTCGAGGTATTAGACGAAGAAAAAAAATAGTACAGCGTGATTCTACGCTCTACGCTATAGCAAGTCTTAGCGTTGAACTTGGAATTGCGCCTAGTGAGTTTATAAATATGGACTCAGAGATGCTACGAGCAATCGTGCAGGTGTTAAGCGATAGAGCAAAGGAGATCAAAAATGCCAGTAGTCGAAGTCGTAGGCGTTAAAGATGTCCTTAAAGGTTTAGAGTTTATTGATGAAGATATGCGTCAAAGGATTAGGACTGCTATAGATCCTTTAATGCGTGGCGTAGCAAGTAAAGCACAAGGATTTGTGCCGGGTAACGGCAGCGTGTTATCAGGCTGGAGTAAAGCACCTAACCCAGCAATTAACTATCGCCCGTTTCCAAAATATGATGCTGCTACTGTTAAGGCAGGTATTGGATATAACCCTGGCGAAAATAAAACATTTAGTAATGGATTTAAGGTTAGCAACTACGTTTACAACGTTAGCGCAGCTGGTCGCATATATGAGACTGCAGGCCGTAATAACCCACAAGGTCGTGCGCCATTCCAGCAGATAAATCCTGGCACACCTAACTCTCCAGTCGGCGCAGTGCAAGGATTTGAGGGTACTAGAAGAGCTAAAGAATATACTTATAATAAATCTACAAGAGAGTACGCATCTAATAATCCGTTTGCAGGTTATCAGTTTGTAACATCTATGGGTAAACTTACATCACAGCCTAAGATTAAAGGCATACGTGGTGGTGGTAAGAAAACTAAAGGCAGACTTATATTTAAGGCTTGGGCACAAGATAGTCCTAAAGTTTACGATGCGATACTACAAGCCATAAACGCAACGGCTATACAATTTAACAAATCTACAGAGATTAAGAAAGCAGCCTAATGGCCAATGTAGTCGTCTCGGCTATTGCTACCTTTAATGGCAAAGCCTTAAAAAAGGGTAAGAAAGAAATATCTGCATTTGATAAGCAAGCGCAAAAATTAGGCAAGACGTTTACTAAAGTTTTTGCAGCTGCAGCCCTAGCAAACTTTGGCAGAAACGCAGTTAACGCATTTATAGAATCAGAAAAGGCAGCCGCTAAACTACGTACTACAGTCAGTAACTTAGGATTAGAGTTTGAGCAGCCAGGCATAGAAGAATACCTAAAAAAATTATCTTTGCAGTTTGGCATAGTAGATGAAAATCTTATTCCAGGCTTTCAGCGTTTACTCATAGTAACTAAGGATGTCGCTAAAGCACAGAGTTTATTTGAGACTGCACTAAACGTATCAGCAGGCACTGGCAAGGATCTAACAGCTGTATCTACTAGTTTGTCTAAGGCTTACCTAGGCGATAACGCAGCACTAGGCAGGTTAGGCGTAGGACTAAGTAAGGCACAATTAAAGTCAGCATCATTCTTAGAAGTACAGCGCACACTCAACGTTAATTTTGCAGGTCAAGCCGCAGCGGCTGTAGAAGGCTATGCAGGCAGTATGGCTAAATTAACTGTAGCCGTAGATGAATCTAAAGAAGCTATAGGCAAGGGCTTACTAGATGCCATAGCAGCACTATCTGGCAGTAACGATATAGATACATTTACTGTAAAGATGGTTAATGCAGCTGAGAAGATAGGCAACGCATTTAGGACTGTAGGCGATGTAATCGGATTACTTAATCCTAATGCAAGCGTAAAAGTAGGCGGCAAGTTCTTACGCAAGTCTGATATGAACGCACCTAGATTATCACCAGCTACTAGCAGAGCTATGTTATTAAGGCAAGAGACTACACAGATTAAGACAGGTGTGTCATTACGTAAGCAAGAAAATGATCTACTAAAGAAAAAGACTGCCGTAGATCTACTACGAGATAAGTTCGACTTAGAGCGCATAGGACTTACAACTGCACTTAACGCTGCTACTGATGATGAAACTAAATTACGCCTTAAAGCACAGTTAGCGATTTTAGATAATAACGAGGCTTTGGCTAAAAAGTTACTAGCAGAGATGGAAGGCACTAAGGCCACAGTAGAATTAACAACACAATTTTATGCATTAAGTGAAGCTGCTAAAGCATTATTAACTAGCTTTGGCGTTGACCCATCACAGGTTGGCCCAGGCGGTACAATAATTGGTGGCTTAGGTGGTCGTAGCAATATAGCCAACCTTGCTAACACTTCTATAAATAACCCTAGCTTTGCTAGTAGCGGTGCAGGTATCGATCTAGGTTTAGCACTTGGATTTACGCCAGGCAGTAGATCAAATGCTGCACCACAGGAAATTGTAGTAACAGTAAACACTGCTAATGCTGGTGATAGATTAAGTCAAGCCATAGCAGAATCTATACAAATTGCTACAAAGAATGGATATAGCACAGTACCGGCAGGTCAAGGCTTCTGATGCCAATACCTGTAATAAATGCAATAATTAACTTTAGTACTGGCCCTAGTTTTGCTCAGGCTATGATCCTAGATACAGGCATACTAGACACAAACGTATTGGCAGATGCAGCAGCTGTAATTGTAGATGTGTCTAATCAGGTTAATCGAATAGAGACTAATCGTGGCCGTACTGCACTATCAGATCAATTTCAAACAGGTTCACTTACATTACGTATAGTGGATCAGAATGGCGACTTCAATCCGCAAAATGTTACAGGCCCGTATTATAATTTATTAACACCCATGAAGAAAGTGCAGATTACTGCAACCTACTCATCAGTAACATATCCTATCTTTAGCGGATTTATTACAAGCTATGTAACTACTTATCCAGGTGAGTCTGGCGAAGATGTAGCCATTACGACTATACAAGCTGTAGATGCATTTAGATTAGCGCAGGTAGCACAGATCAGCTCAGTTACAGGTGCAACCGCAGGCGACTTATCGGGCACACGTATAAATCAAATACTAGATCAAATTAGCTGGCCAGCATCACAGCGCGACATAGATGCAGGGCTTACTACTTTACAGACAGATCCGGGCACTAACCGCACAGCACTGCAAGCATTGTTTACTGCTAGTGAAAGCGAGTATGGCGCAATCTATGTGGATGCAGATAATAATTTTATATTTCAAGATAGAGACGTAACAGCAGGATCTATTGGCGGCACACCTACAATCTTTGCAGACAACGGCACAGGTATAGATTACTTCGATGCCAGTTGGATTCTTAACGATGTGCTTATATTTAACAAAGCCACAATTACTAGGACAGGCGGCACTGCACAGGTAGCCCTAAATCAAGACAGCATAGACAAGTATTTTTTACACAGTTACTTTCTAGACAACCTACTTATGGAAACCGATGCTGTAGCCCTAGATTATGCACAGGCTTATGTGGCTAGTAGAGCTGAGACAAGCATCCGAGTAGATTCCATAGTCCTAGACCTATACACAAACAATTACAATAGCGGCATTATTGCAGCCCTAGACCTAGACTTTTTTGACCCTATAAAGGTAATCACTACACAACCAGGCGGATCTACCCTAGAAAAAACATTACAGATTTTTGGTGTACGCATGAACATAACACCGAATAGTTGGAAAACCACGTTCACGACATTAGAGCCAGTCATAGACGCATTTATCCTAAATGATACGATTTATGGCACTTTAGACTATAATGTCCTAAGTTACTAAGGGGTATC